TGCCAAAATACCTTCTACTAATGGAAGACCACGAGATGATTTATTCTCAGTTAATCTTATTCCCTTAGGTTTAAATATATGGGTTTCTATTAGTAATTGGTTATCCATTTTATCCTTGGAATTTATTCAATCCTGAGTATGATTCTGGGTTGTTGTTAGAGTTTTCATTGCTATTTTCGTTGCTTCCTTGGTTGCTGTTATCATTGCTACCTTCGTCAACCATTCTTTTATATGCTTTACCACACATTTTTTCGTACAGCTTTTCCATTTGTGCCTTACGCTTTTCAAGTAATTTTACTTCACGTTGCATCTCTTTCATTTTTTTCTTGTCTACTAATTCAGATAAGTTTTCATCTTCACTTACCATAGAAATTCTTTGGTTTTTACCCTCAATAATTTCATCTAAAGCTTCAATTTGTAACTCCATAGTAGCTATTTTACCATTTTTTTCAAGTTCAGCTAATTTTGAATCTGTTGTTTCTTTTTTAACTTTTTTCGCAACCTTTTTCTTTGGTTTATTTTCTCCTAATGGAGAATTTTCGAACATTTCTACTAATGATATCATATTGTTTTCTATTTTATTTTCTTTTATTTCTAAATAACCAGTACCTACTTCACCTTCAGGGAAGTCTTTTTTAGTTTCTTCACCATAACCCCCACCTACACCTGGATTTTTAACCATTTTACCTTTACCTAAAGCTGGTTGGTCTTCGCTATATCCTATTCCTTTAACTCCAAATTGGGCTTCTTCAACATAGTATAATGGGTTTTTATCAATGTTTTTTATAACTAAATCAATTAGTTCTTCTTTAGATTTATCTTTATTATCTATATCAGTAAGTTCTGTAAAATACCCTTGACGGAATTGTTCACCTGAAACGTTATTAAGCATTTTATCATCTTTGTAATCATATCCTTTTGTAGGAGATTGAAGGTCTGTTACTTCCTTTGCTATTTTTTTCTCAATTGCTTTAGCTTCTTCAATAGAAATTAATTCCATATTTTCATCAAATATTTTAAACCAATCTGGTTTTTTAGTTGATGTGCTAGCTACACCCCACATACCTTCAGATATGATTGAGCGTTTGTTTAAAATTGCAGATGCTTCTTCAAAGCTAGCGGCATTACGGATTAAATTTGGGAATTGCTTTTTTGCTTCTTTAAGGAAAATTTCTTTATTTCCTTTACCCTCTTTAATAAGATTGTATTGATTTTGTAGTGTTTTCATTTATTCTCCTTTTAATAAGTCTTTTATATCTTTTATATAATCTAAAACTAAATCTGTAGGTTTAACTACAGAATATGATGATGGGTTATCATTATAGTAAGTTGAAGTTTCATTTTTAGCGTTACTCAACATCTTATAAATATCATTTAATTCTTGTTCAATAACATCAAATGATGCTATTCTTTTTTCTTGAAACTCTTCTGCGCTTTCAGCTTCAAATAATTGTTTAACTTCTAACCCAGAACCTTTAATTTTATTTGGTACTAGTTTATATTTAAATTGTTTTACGTAAGCATTATTTTTAACTCCTGTCTCTCCTGCTTTAGGACCTGGGCCTAAATTAGCTCCTATATTTTCATCTACTTTTTTCTTTTTCTTTAATTTAAAAGCAAATGGTGTAGCATATTGCATCCCAGTACCGGGTGTAAATGATGCTGATCCAGCTCCTCCTCCAGTGGTAGACATTTCTTCTAATGTATTTTTTACTTGTCTATATTGTTCGGGGTAAAATTTTCTTAAATGTGTTCTATATTGATTAAATACATCTTTTAAATCCCTATATATTCTTCTAATGTCTTCATCATCACGAGCATCATCAGTACCCATTAATTGTTTTAATGCTTTTGTTGCACTAGACATCTTTTTTAAAGAATCACCAAAACTTGCTAATTTAATAACTTTATGGCTTATACTTCCAGTTTCTGGATTAATAGAGTCTGTTTTGAAATATGTTTCTAAGTCTTGTGAGAAGAAATCCGTATCTTGTACTGGGCCATATCTGTCTTCTAACCTTTTAATTAAGGCTTGATCTACATCTTCGGGACTTAATGTTCTTTTGTTTTCTTCTTTAACCATGTGCTACATTAAGTTCTTGTAATAATGAATGATATTGTAACAAGTCAACTAGATGATCACTATTAATTACAGTTTTCTTATCTAATTCCTTAATTAATGTTAAAACTTCATTTAGTTTAATTTTAACTACTTTACTTTTTGTTTTTTGAGTTTCCAACTTGACATTTTCAATAATAAAAGCTATTTCTTTATTATAAAATTCTTTTAATTGAGGGGCATTATCTACAGATTCAATAAACTCTTTAAGAATATGTTTTTGTCTTATAGATAGTGAAGAATACTTATTGTTAAATTTTTCCAATAAAACATAGTAAGTTAAAGTACGAAGATCTTTATCATATGATTTAAATTCTTCAATTACATTATCTTTTACTTCATCTCTTTCAACTGGTTGTTCAGTTAAAAATTCTAATAATGTAACTTTATTATCAATAATTTGGTTAGGATCTATTAATTTATCAGTGTTGTATGTTTCTACTAACGTATATAAAGAAGCATGTGCTTTATAATCTGTTAATTTTGTTTTAAATAAATCCTCAACATTATAATGTTCTTTTAGTTCACTTATTAAGTTGTATTTTTGTTTTCTGATTTGGGATCTATTAAGTTTTTTAGATGTTTCTAAAACTGTAGAAAGAATTGCATTGGCCCTATTTTCACTTAAATTTTTAGATTTAAATATAGTTTCATATAGTTTATATTCCTTTCCTAATTCAGTATTAACAAAATATTTTTTTAATATTTTAATAGCTGCTGAATCCTTTCCAGATAGAGTATCAGAAGTAATTTTTCTTACTATGACTTCAAACAGAATACCTGTGTTTTTGAATTTTGAATGTTTTATATACATCAATACTTATTTTTTTATAAATATACTAAAATTATTGCTCCTTGATATTTGTCTCATCAAGTAACGATTCTTTTGTGCTATTTTGTTCAAATACTAATTTCTTCCCATTTACTGGGATTTTGTCTAACATAGATTGATGTTGAGATACTCTTGAATTGTTCTCTAAAGTTAGAGGACTTTTATTAGTATCATCATGATCTTTTTTCATTCCTTTAGTACCTAAACGATCTTTACCAAAATTATCATCTTGTGTGTTTCGTTTTGATGCTTTTTCTTTTGGACGTCCTAATGGATTTTTTTCATCATATGTTGAAGGGTCTGGTACATTATTTGGGTCAGAGTACATTCTACCTTTACCATATAATGAAGCTAAATCATGAGGTGTCCCATACGATTTTCCTGTTTCTACTGGGTCATTACCTTCAGCTTTAATTTGATCTATTCTAAATTGACGTTTTGCATCTTCTCTAATTAAATCTCTAAAATCATCATATTGGTCTTCGCTTAAATGGAATAAATGATCATAAATGAAATCGGTTGGGAATAGATTAGTTTCCGTCATTTGAGCAGCTAAATCCATTTTTTCTTTCATTAATGCTACTCTTTCTTGATCATAAATAATAGAGGGTGTAGTTAATGATAATTCAAAATTAGCTAATTGTTCTTCTCGATACCCTTGGGTATAAAGGTGAACTAATGCAATTTTATATAATTCAGATACTACAATTCTTTGAATACGCTCAATGGTACGTGCAAATCTAATATCTTGTGCTGCCAAAGTTGCTTTACCATCAGTATTTTCATCATACCCCATGAAAGCTTTAGGGACTTTAAGTGCTGCAAATAGTTTATCTCTTAAATAGTTAACATCCTCAATACCATCCCATTGTAAACCATTAGCACTTTCTATTTTAGTAGATTGATCATTACCACGTACAGGTATATAATAATCTTCTAGTAGATTTTGCATGTTGTATCTTAAGTTATATTCACCTGTTTTTTCATCAACATGAGGGGTACGTTTTAACTTACTTAAAGTTTTCTCCATAAAGGCATCTACTTCATTTGGAGGTATTGCTCCAACATTCATGTAGAATATACGTTTTTCAGGCGCACGAACAATTCTATGAATCAACATAGCATCTTCCATCAACACATATTGTTTGAATAATTTACGAGCTGGTTCTATATAACTTCTACCGTAAGGGAGGAAATTCATATCCGTTAATAAGCGGAAGTGAGCCATTTCATAATTATCAAATATAATAGAATTAGGTATATTTCCTTGATTTGGGACACTATAATACCCAGAATCAGAAGCAGCTATCCCATCAGGATCAAATCTAAATTTTATTTCACTTGGGTTTTTATCATCAAATCCTTCTAACCTTTCGATATGAAAGGCTGTATAAGGGATTACATTATATACTCCAAATTTTTCAGCAATTTCTAGTTTCAAGAAAAAATCACCATACTTACATAAATTTCTGACCCATGGCCAAAGGTTAAATTCAATATTTAAAACATCATAGAATAGGTTATAAAGTATTTTTTGAATATCTTCATCAGGTGATTTTATTTGTAATACCTCCCCCATATCATTTTTAAGGGTTGATTCATCTGCTATAATGTCTAAAGCTGATGCAATGATAGCATCTGTATCCATAGCGTCATATTCAGAATATAATTGGGGCCTTAAATATTGGTAATTTAGATTCTGTTGTGCTCCTAATAGGGAGGTAGATGAATTTGAATAAATTCTATTAAACCTATCAACTAAAGAGTTTGTTTCAATTTCTCCAGATTGTTGGATTTTATTTACATCGAAAACATTAAGTTGATTACCCCCTGTATTACGGATGATAACATCTGTAGAAAATAATCTTCTTAATCTGGGAAATAAGCCTTTTTCTGCCATTTTATTTATTTATAAATATTATAATAACCACTTAATGTCGTGGGATTGTCCATTAATTTCAACATTGTATGGATTTCCCACACTATTGTTAGAATACCCGCCACTATAGCTGGATTTGTTTGATTTTATTCCTCCTAAGGATGCTCGTGCCATATCTAAACTTTGTTGTTGAAACTTCAACGATGTGTCTCTCAGGAACATACCAATCCCAAATGACATAACCAAATCATCATTGTAGCCACTTTGAGCTTCTGGCCTTCCATTACGCCATATAAATACTTTCATTTCTTCTATTAATCGTTTAGAACGAATAGTTACAGATCTATCACCTACAAATTCTCTAAATTTATTAATGCATAAAGGTCTTGTTCTCATTGACATTGTAAAACCAGGCACCATTTCAGAATTACCTTCATATACTCTAAGGTAGGATTCAGCTGTCATTTGGTCTGATTTCGGTGATTGGTATAAATTTCTATATCCTCTTTCTTGTATTGCATCTAAAGTAGCCCAACCTATATTAGCATTTTCTACCACTAACATAGCATTATTATATTCAGTAGCTAACCCTGTAAGAAAATAACCAAATTCTTTTGGGGGCATTTGCCCTTTATATTCTGCTACTTGAGTGTTTGTAGCAATGTCCATTACATGACATGCTGAGAAGTCTTTACCATCACCTCTCGCTACATCAGCTACTATAGTATATTCCCTAGAATAATCAGCTGGTTCCCATATCCATAAGTTTTGGTCTACACCTCTTCTTTCTAATGGGTCTTTTATAGTGGTTTCATTAATAAATGAAATCCATTCTGAATGGAATACTGTATCTCCAGATGTACTAAAATCACAATCACATTCTTGAGCTGCTAATCTAGGATCCCCTAATAAAGCATCTTGTGAATCTCTCCAAGTTTGGTCTCTTTCGGGATGAACCCACCATGGAAGTTTAATTGGTATAAATTGATTTTCCTGGGATTCAGCATTAACCCATGTTTTATGAAACCAATTACCAGTACCATAAGGAGTAGATAATACAATAGCACCACCCCCAGTTGCTAAAGTTTGTTGTGCCGATGCCCAAATTTCTCCAATTTGATCAATAAAAGCAGCCTCATCAATTAATAGTAGTGAAACAGCTTCTGATCTACCCGCATCACTACTTGCAGAAGTTGCTTTAATAATCGACCCATTACTTAGTCTAAGAGAAAGTTTATTATTTTCTAAAGACTTAATGGATAACCATGAAGGTAGATTATCATACATGAATTTAACCTTTGTAACCATGTTACGAGCGGTTTCTTGCTTGGTTGCTATACACAGTACATTTTTATCTTTGTGGAATAACATTAACCATAAAGAGTATCCTGCTGATAATGTTGATATGCCTAATTGGCGGGATTTTAATATGATAGAATAATCATTATCTCTAAATAAATGTAAGGTTTTTTCTTGGAAAGGGTATAAATTAAACTGTATTCTTCCCCTTTGTGGGTGTTGTATATAACAGTATTTTTTCATAAAATGTACAGGGTCTTGAGCACATTTTAAATATTCTTGTCTAATTATTTTTTTGAAATCTTCAGCCATTATTTTCCAAATTTCCAATACATGCGACCTGAGATTATAGGATTAAAATTATTATCTATTCCTAACCCTAAACCATATACATTTCTTTTTCGATTTATATACATTAATTCTCCACTTATATATTGGATCGGGGATTCGTTAGGTACTGATTTTAATAATCCTCCTAAAGATACACCGCCAAAAAACTCACGTTTGTAAATATATTTAATGTTTGTCTGCGTTACAGTTGGAATTACCAGTTGTGTGGTAATGTCCCGTGAAAAAATAGTATTACGCGTTATAGTATCATTTATCACCGCATAACCTATAGTATCTAATTTAAGGGTATCAGTATAAACATACTTAGCATAATAATCTTTTAATATTGCTAGAGTGTCTATTTCTGAAGGAACTGTATCTATAATAGTTACAATCTTTTCCTTCCATTTAGGTACATATTTTACTACAACATCTTTTATAGTATCATAACGAACTACTACTTTAGTTATAGTTGTTGGTTCTTTTACAACTGGAGTACTCCCACTACTACAAGAACGCATTATTAATATAATAATAACTAATACTACTATTAATAAACTTTGTATGTTTTTAAAGAAGCCCTTCAAGTTCTTTCTTAATTTTAGTAAGTTCTTTTAACCTTGCAGTTAATTTGTCTTTTTCACTACCATCAGCATCTTTCCATTTTTTAACTACAGACTTCATTTCTTTAGAAGTTTGTTGGAGTTTATTTGCTATCTTAGTTATTGAATCTTTTTTAGCAGATTTCATGTCTTTAGATGATGGTTCGTCTTCATCTTCTTCTGTCATAAGATCTTGAGTTTTTTCTAACTCTTTATTAAGTTCAGCTTGAGCATCTGCTTTATCTTTAATATCATCGGCTGATTCCTCAGATAATACTGAGATTATTTCGTTACGGAGGAGTTCTTTTAATTCAGATGTTTTCATCATAATAATATTTTTGTTATAAATATCAAGAAGAAATTGCTTGTTTAATCAATTTTATACGTTCTTCTGTTGATCCTTTAATTTTAACTAAATTTTTAATTTTATGTCTGTATTTGATAAGTAAAAGTTGAATTGATTCATCAATCATTTTTCTATAATCTGCATCTGTTTCTCTAACTCCATTATCTTCAATTTCTACACCCTCAGGAGATACATAAAAAATGTAATCATATTCACTTAACATATGAGAGGAAAAGTCACAAAAATCATCAGCTTCAAAATGATACATTGATTTTGAACATTTGGCAAAAGCCATTACATCAATAATTGTTCTATCTGTAATGATGTTTTCTACCATTAACTCACTAGCTCTCTCAGCTAAAAATACTGCTTGACCCTTTACTGTGCTATCTGTATTTAATGGGATACCCATTGCCATTAGTTCTTTTGAACGTTCTGTCCTAGTAACACAATCTTTAAACTCAGAAACACTTTTTAAGGCGTTAACAAGTGTAGTTTTTCCTACACTCATTGTACCACATAATCCTATTTTCATATTAAAACGGTAAATTTATTGGATCTAACTGTGAAGATCCTGGTTTTATTCTATAACTATCACTATCAAAGTGTTGTGTTGATACTTCGAATATACAACTCCCCTCTTCAATAGCCAACATTTGGTGTGGTTGTCCTGGTATTAAGTGTATACAATCTCCTTCTTTAACTATTACTTGATGGTGTTCAGTAGTTTCAGTATCAATGTAAGTGTATTGAAATTTACCTTTAGAAATGTACCAAGCTTCATCTTTAAGAAGATGATAATGCATTGAGAAAGATTTATTTTTTTTAAATACTAATAATTTACCACAATATAATTCATTATTAATAATCCATAATTCATAACCCCATGCTTTTTCATGGCGTTCACCTTGATAGGGCATAGCTTGTAATGTGTGTTCTCTCATATTAATTTCTATAAGTTGAACCTTTAGGTGCTGCTTGTTTATACCAAGGTAAACCTTCACGTTCACTCATTAATTCAGAATACTCTTCAGACCCATATTCAATGCCCCCTAAATAATATGATTTTTTCCATTTAGATTCTTTATTTAAAGGAACAACAGCCGGACCATCATATCTATGATGTTTGAAGTGTTCTTCACCTTGCATTTTAATTAAATAGTGCCTAGCACCTTGATATTTAATTACTTTTTCTTCGTATAATTTTTCGCTCATAACTTAATTAATTTAAAAATGTTCGTGGAAATCTGGAAAATCCTGATTTTGTTTTAAAATATAATCTGTAACATAAATTCCTTGTGCTCCTGATACTGTAATACCTCTAGCACTCAATGCATCTCCTACAAAGTGAACATTTGGAAAATCATTTAATGATAAATTTTTATAATTAACCAGTGGTTCAGGAGACAAATATTTAACTTCAGGAATATAAACCCCCCAATCATCTCCTAATGTTGGGAATACTTTTTTCATGTCTTCTATAAAATCATCAATGTATGAATAGTAACCTTGGAATGCCTCTCTTACTTCATCCATTTGGCCAATAGTAACAGCACTTACATTCTCACCTTCTGAAGTAGTAGATGGAGTACGTGTAGGGCTATAATATAAACCTGTACCATCTTTATTTACTTTAGATACTAAATCTCTAGACCATTTAAATGGTTCTTCGATACCATTGACTTCCATCAAGATACCAAAATTGGTCATATCGTTTCTGTATTTTTCGTCTTTTTTAGCGTGTCCATTGTACGAATGATCTCCATACGTTTCCTCAACGGCAACATAAGCTGCGTTGTTGTTAGTACAGAAGGAACGTAATGATACTCCTTTGTCTTCGAATTTACGATACAATTTGAAATCATAGCTAATATCAATTAGTTTCTGGAAGTGTTTTTGTGGTGCTTCAAATCGTACCCCAATTTGTACTGGTTTAGGTTCAGTAGGTAGTTTATAATCATCTGCTAGTTGTTTACCAAAGTCAATACCTGATTTACCAACTGCAAACATTAAGCGATCATAACTAATAGGCCAATTTTTAGGATTGATGAATGTTTCTTCCTCTCCTATAAATAATTCTTGAGCATCAAAATCGATTGAAGTTACTTTAGTTTCCCAAATAAACTCAACACCATTATCAACTAAGAAATCATACCAATTTTTACCTATCTCGTGTAGGTAATCTGTACCAACGTGCCATACAGGGAACAATCGCAAACCGAAATATGGTTTAATAAAATCAGGTTCTGCTATTGGGTTTGAACATTGTACTTCTTCTGGTTTAGGATGGAAACGTTTAAAGTTGTTGATTACCTCATCAAATAATTCCATTGCCTTTTCTTCACCACAATACTTAGACATATGTCCTCCAATTGCTGTATGGTAAGTTAATTTACCATCACTCCAACCACCAGCACCAAGAAAGCCTGTCATTACTTCCGAATATGGTCTGCGGTATGGGTCTTTACCCATATCAATAATTGTTATATCTTTTCCAGGGTAGCCATTGTCTACCAATTTAGTAGCAGCATTAACACCTGCTACTCCAGCGCCTACGATTACTAGTTTTTCTGCCATTTACTTTTATTTTTATACTTGAATATACGAACAAAGAGTGGCGTCTCCAAATGAAGACGCCACAGATGTCATGTTTTTTTTTATTTAAAGCGACTGGCTATGAATCAG